CATCCTCGACGTGCCACAGTAGATGAACCAGCCGAAGTCGCAGCGGTTCACGCAGAACTAGAAGAGGTTGGTCAGCGAAACGACCAGCACGCCGGCGGCATTGGCGATGGCGCCCAGGCGCAGCGGCTTCGGCCGGTTGGCCAGGTCCGCGCCGCCTTCCAGGCCGCCCGTACCGGCGTAGAACTGCCCTTGAAGGGGCCGGTCCCAGCCGCCTTGCCGATCGCGCAGCGCGATCCGCAGCTCGGCGAAGTCCCAGATCACCTCCTCGACCCGGCCGCGGTAGACCACGGTGAAGCTGTCGAGGGCGGCGTACTTGTCGCCGCGCAGCAACGTGACGCTGCGGCCGTACCAGTCGTGCGCGCGATCGTCGAGCCCGCCGTCGCCGTTGTCGAGCGTCAGCATGCCGAAGGCGGGCACCGCGCGCGCCAGCGGATCGCCGCCCTCGAAGAGGCGCGTCGCGAAGGAGCCTGGATGCGACAGCCGGCGCTCGAAGAGCGTGTTCGGCGGATCGTCGTCCGGCGCGGTGACGTAGCCGGTGTCCGAGTAGTAGGCGGTCACCAGGCCGCCGCTGAAGGTGAGGTCCAGCTCGTCGCCGAAGGGCTGCTCGCCGAAGGGCGACGGCAGGCCGGCGCCGGCGAACGCGAGCGAGGCGTCGAAGGGGCGCACGATCAGCAGATAGGTTTCGATCATGCCGCGCTCCTGGCGACGGCGCGGCGGCCCGCGCCGCGCGCCTCCAGCAGGTCGATGCGGCGGTTGAGCCGCTGCTGCTGCCGCTCGATCGCGCGCAGCACGGCGACGACGTCGTCCAGGCGCTCGACCGCGGCGCGGCCGAAGCCCTCGCCGGCGCCGCGCTGGTTGTCGTTCGCCAGCAGCCGGCGCGTCTCCAGCGCGTTGATCACCTGGTGGCCGCCGGGCGAGACCACCAGCTCGGCGCCGCCGCGCTCGGCCAGGCGGATCAGGCCGCGCGGTGCCGAGCTGGTGCCGCTGGCGAAGCCGGGCGCCCCGTCCGCCAGGCTCAACAGGATGGAGCGCACGTACTCCTTGTCGGCAAAGAAGTCGGTGGTGCCGGCGTTGGCCTGGTTGCTCAGCTTGAGCAGTTCGGGCGCCAGGTCGAGGAAGCGCTCGCGCGCCGCGCTGTCGCCGGCCAGCGCCTGCGCGCCCGAGGCCTGCAGCGTCGCGCGCAGCCCCGACAGGCGCTCGCCCAGCGCCGCGCCGCCGAGCGATCCGAAGTCCAGCTCGTCGAGGAGCTGGCGCAGGCGGTCGTTGCCGCGCGACAGGGCCTGTTCCAGCACCTCCTGCCGCCGCAGCGCGTAGAGTTCTTCGACCTCGACCAGGCCGACGCCCAGCGCCTGCGCGTCGAGGCGCATCTGCGCGAACTCCTCGTCGAGCCGCTTCAGCGCCAGCGCCGTGGGATCCTTGAAGCCGAGGATTTGATCCTGCAGCGAGCCGAGGAAGCCCTCCTTCAGCGCGGCGATGGCCTCGGCGCGCTTCTCCTCGACCATCGCCTCGGCCAGGCCGAGTTCCCGCGCCCGCGTCTTGGCCTCGTCGAACTGCTCGTTGAGGTCGCGCAGCGCCCCGGCGGCGCCCTTGGCCGTCTCCTCGGCCTCGAACAGCAGCTTGATCACGCCGAGGTCGCGCTCGACGTCCTCGTCCTTCCGCCGGATCTCCAGCGACTTCTGCGCGGCGGCCAGCGCGCGCGGGTCGATCCCCGTGGTGCCGGCCTGCGACAGGATGGTGGAGATCGCAAAGCGCCGGGCGGCGTCCTGGTCTTCGCCGAAGAAGGTGCCGTGCTTCTTGATCCCCTCGGTGCCGTCGTAGATCCCGGTGGGGTTGACGAAAATGCCGCCGAGCGACGGCACCGTGCCGACGTCGACGGTGACCTTGCCGCTGCCCAGCTCGCCGCCGAGCGCCGCCACGATGCTGTTCGTCGCGTCGATGATGCTGTCGGCGAAGGGCGAGGGATCGCCGGCGCCCTTGAGCTGGCCCGCGTGCTTGATGTCGAGACCCGACAGCATGCGGATCTCCGCGTTCGAGCGCGGCCCGATCGGCTCCTTCTTCTTGCCGAAGAGCCCGCCCAGCAATCCGCCCAGCAGGCCGCCGATCGCGCCGGCGCCGGGGATCGGGATGAACGAGCCGATGGCGCTGCCGACTGCGCCGCCGATCGACGAGGCCATGGGGCCGCCGCCGACCAGGCTGCCGGCGAAGGAGCCGAGCGTGGTGCCGATGCCGACCTCGCCGAGGAAGCCCAGCAGGTCGAAGCCGCCGGGCTGGCCGATGCCGCCCGCCGCCGAGGGGAACATGTTGGCCAGGCCGCGCGCCGCCGCATTGTTCTGCATGATCGACGACTGCTGCAGCCAGGAGGCGCCGGCACCCTGCGAGCCCAGCGCGCGGCCGAGCGTGCCGAAGAAGCCGCCGACGCCGCTGCCGCCGGACTGCACGCCGCCGACCGACAGGCTGCCGCCGCCGGGCAGCGCGCCGCCGCCGCCGAAGAGCGAACCGATCGCGCCCGGATTGAAGGCGAAGAGCGTGATCAGCTCGGAGACCAGGCGCGTGCCGATCGACTTGAGCTGCTCGGCCAGGTCGCGGAAGGAAGAGACGCCGCCGTCGAGCACGGACTGCCAGAAGCCGCGGAAGCTGTCCTGCAGGCTGTCCAGCGCGTTCTCGATCGGCCGGCGCAGCAGCGCGGCACGCTCGTCGGCCAGGCGCTTCTCTGCCTCCTGGCTGTCGCGCAGGCTCTTCGTCAGCTCGCCGGTCTTCGCCTTGTAGGTCTCGGCCGCGGCGATGCTCTCGCGGATCTTAACGACGCGCGCGTCGGTGCTGTCGTTGATCAGCGCCATCGCCTCGGCCAGGCTGAGTTCGGCCGGGATCACCTCGGCGCTGACCAGCGCCTCGTAGACGGCGAGCTGGGTTTCCAGCCGGGCGACGGCGTCGGCGCCGGCGAGCGTCGCCTCGTAGCGCAGCTTCTCCGCCTCGGCCTGGCGCCCGCTGTCGAGGATGAGCTGCGCCACGGCCTCGGCCTGGCGCTCCAGCAGCTCGGCCTGCCGCTTCGACGCCTGGGCGGCGGCGCTCTCGGCCGCGCTGTGCTCCTTCCCCTTCTCGGTGAGCTGCGCCTTCAGCGCGACGTTGCGCAGGTAGAGGGTCGCCAGGTGGTTCTCGAGCCGGGCGCGCTCCTCCTGGGTGAGGTTCGCCTTCTCCAGGGCATCCTTGGCGAACTCGGACGCCTCCGCGCTCGCCTTCTGGCTGGCCGCTACCTTCTCGTAGGCGCCGACGCCCTGCTCGCCCAGCACGCCGAGCTGCTCGATGAGCTGCTGCTGTTCGCGGTTCAGCGCCGCAATCGCCGCCTCGAAGTCGGCGATGGGCTTGGTGGCATCCAGCGACGCGCTGTTGGAGTTGCTGGATCGCTCGACGCCGGCAGCGAGATCGTCGCGGCGCTTGCGGGCGTCGGCGATCATCGCCTCTATCCGCCGTAGCTCTGCCTCGGCCTCCGCCTCGCGCTCGCCGTGCAGGCTGGCAGCGAAGCCGCTTTCGGGTCCCTCGCTTTCCAGTCCCTCGCGCATCGCGCGGTTGAGGTCGATCTGAGCCTTTGCTGCGGAGCGCGCCGCTTCGGCCTGCAGCAGGAAGGCGCTGGCCTGCTCCACCGTGCGCAGCGTACCGCTGTCGAGCTGCGCGCCCAGCTCGGACGTGCGCTGCCGCAGCGCTTCCATCGCCGCCGCCGTAGGGTCGGTGACCTCGGCGATGTAGCTGACGGCACCGGCGAAGGCTGTGGTGACGCCGACCAGGATGCCGAGCGGACTGGCCAGAGCCGCGACGTAGGGCAGAGCCAGGCGCAGGTTGTCGGCCATGAGCAGCAGGCCGTTGGCAAAGGAGAGTGCCCACTCGGCCGCCTTGGCAATCAGCAGTCCAAGCAGCACGTCGCGCAGGATCTCGATGTTTTCGACCACCAGGCGCACGCCGCCCACCAGAACATCGCCCATGATCCGCGCGAACTCGGCGAACTCCGGCGAGGCGACGATGCCGCGCAGCTCCTCGATCGCGGCGACGAGCTGTTGCGAGAAGCCGCTGGCCTCGTCGCCGAGGCCGATCGCGCGCAGCAGCTCGTTGCGCAGCGTGGTCAGCGCCTCCGACACCAGGACGGGGAGCTTCTCGAACTCCTGCTGCAGCGTGCCCGCCTGGCCGAGGAAGGCCTCCGCCAGGATCTGGCCGGTGATCTTACCCTCGGCCGCCATCGCCTTCAGCTCGCCGCGCGTCACGTTGAGGTGCGCGGCCAGCACGTCCATCACGCGGCTGGCGTTCTCGCTGACGCTCTTGAACTCGTCGCCGGCCAGCACGCCGGCGGAGAAGCCCTGCGAGAGCTGCAGGATGCCGGCGGCGGCCTCCGACGAGCTGGCGCCGCTGATCTTGAAGGCCTGGTTGATCGCCTTCGTGATCGCGAGCTGCTGCGTCGTGGAGAGGTTGTACTGGTCGGCCGACTTGGCCATCCGACTGTAGAGCGAGACGGTCGGCTCGTAGGCCTGCCGGGTGTCCTGCGCGAGCTGGAAGACCTGCGCTTGCGTGCGAGCCAGCTCCTGCTCGCTGTCGGTCACCAGGCGCAGGCGGCCCTCGTAGAGGTTCCAGGCGTCCGCCGCCGCGACGATCTGGCCGAGGCCGAGCGCGGCGGCGGTCGCCGCGATGGCGCTGCGCATCCGCCCGTAGACGTCGACGGTGTTCTGTCCCTCGCGGTTCAGCCGCCGCAGGCTGTCGGCGCCCTCGGCCGCCTTGCGCGAGGCGTGCTCGGTGCCCTCGGCCATCGCGCGGGCGCCCTGGCCGGTGGTGCGCGCCGTCTTGTCGAGGCGCTCCAGCTCGTCGCGCGAGATCCGTACCGTGCCGACGAAGCCGCCGGCGTCGGCCGTCAGCCGCAGGCCGAAGAGCAGGTCGCTCATGAGCGACCTCGCTGGCTCTCAGCCTCGCGGATCGCGCGCAGCTCGGCGAAGCCGTCGAGCGCGCCGGCCTCCATCTGCCGCAGATCCTCGAACAGCGCCGGGGTCAGCCGCTTGCCGGCCATCGCCGCGCCGGCGCGCAGGCCGGCGTAGTCGAGGCCGATCGGCCCGGCCATCCCGACGCGCCACTGCGTCTTCAGCAGCAGGAAGAGCTCGATCGCCTGGCGGTTCTCCTCGAAGGCCGGCACGGCGGGCGCTTCCTCTTCCTGGATCAGCTCGGCCGCTTCGGCCGGGTCGATGCCGAAGGCGATCAGCGCGTCCTCGGCGTTGTCCTCGCCGACGTCGCCCGAGCCCTGCATCGCCCAGGCGCGAGCGACGTCCCTCAGTTTTTTGCCTTGGCTCCCGCGGCGGCCTGCAGGTAGCCCTGGATCAGCGCGGAGCGGACGAAGCCGATGTCCAGCAGCGTCTCCAGGTTGTCGGCGGTGTAGGGGAACTCGGCGCCGCCCTCGGTGGTGACGCCCTTCCAGCCCTGCACGGTCCGGCGCAACAGCGCCTGGTCGCTGCCGCCCTCGCCGGCGTCGATCACGGCGTTCTGTTCCTTGGTCCCCAGGATCTCGTAGTCGACGTGGAACCTGTGCTTGCGCACCGCGCCGCCGTCTACCGGCTCATGCACGGTGACCGGCCAGGTGACGACGCGCTTGGTGGCGAAATCGAGCTTCAACGGTGCCTCCTCAGGTGAGCGTGATCTTGAACTCGTCGTCGCCGGCGCTGCGCGTCAGCCCGAGCGCGAGCTGCATCATCGACGTGTTGTTGTCGTTGACGCGCCGCGGGTCGGTGAGCTGGACGTAGGGGCAGTCGATGGTGACGATCTTCCCCGCGCCGACGCCGTGCACCACCTGCAGCGCGCCGACCGTCTCGGCCACGACGTTGGTGAAGTAGTTCTTCGTCGCCGGGTCCGGCGTCTCGATCGTGATCGAGCCGTTCGGGCTGCGGTCGGCGATCACCACTTCCTGCTGGTTGGCGTAGTCGCGGTAGTCGAGCTGCTGGCCGAGGTCGAGCGTCAGCGCCGGCATCTTCACCGCGTGGGAGTGCAGGCTGGCGGTCGGCGTGTTCGCCTTCGACAGCGGCTTCGGCTTCTCCCAGCCCGTGAGCGTCACGGTCCCTGGGAAGGCGCTCGACGACACCGGGTTGTAGATCCCGAGGAAGTCGAAGGCGAGATAGGCCAGGCCGAGCTTGGTGAACTCCACGCGCATGTTCCCGCGCATGCCGGTGAGCTTGTGCATCCCGCCATCGGCGTAGAAGTAGAGCGCCGCGCTCTCCTCCGACGCGCTGACCGGGTCGTACTCGACCGAGGTCTCGGCGACGATGGTCTGCGCCAGGCCGCAGGCGCGTGCGAGCACACCCCACTTGGGAGCGACGCCGGCCTCGCCGGAGGCGGCCAGCTCGGCCTTGCAGGCGAATTGCACGTGCAAGCCCGCGAGCAGCGTCAGATCCTGCCCGGCGGCCGGAAGCTGCAGGTCGCGATTGATCTTCGTCGAGCGCACGGGATCGATCGAGACGTCCGTGATCAGCATCGCGTTGGCTTCGCCGGTCGGCGTCGAGTCGGTGCCGTAGACGCTCTCGATCTTCGCGAGCGTGGCGGTGCGGCGGAACTTGAAGGCCATGGCTTACTCCTCCTGGACGACTGGAGCCTGGGCGACTGGAGCCTGGGCGACGGGCGCGCCGGTCGCCGGCCGATCGGCGCCGGCGGGCGGCGCGCCAGGCGCGGGCTGGCTCTCGGCTGCGGGCTTCGCCTTCTGCGTCCGGCGCCGCGGCGCCCGGTTCTCCTCGGCGTCGGCCTCCTCGGCGCTGCGCGTCCACTCGACGCGCTCGGCCTTGGCGGCAGGCCGCGGCTTCACATAGGCACCGCCGCGGCGAAGGTCGTTCGGATGCATCGCTCTCTCCTGGTCAGTCGCTGAGGTGGTCGGAGGTGGCGTAGCTGTCCTGCCACCACAGGACGCCGCCGGGCTGCACGTCGACGAGGCGGCCGTCGACGAAGACGATTTCGTCCCAGGCGCTGCCGCTCTGCGACGGCTGCCAGCCGAGCAGGGCGGCGCCGACCTGGTCGCGCGGCGCCTTGAGATCGTCGACGGCTTCGCCGCCGGTGTGATCGGCCGGCGCGCCGAGGCAGAGCAGGACGCCGAAGGTCTCGGCCACCGGCTGCAGCACGCCGACGCTGCGCACGTTCGACCCGCCGCGGCTGTGCATCGGCACGACGTAGGCGGCCGGCAGCAGGTGGCGCGGCGGCGGCGCCGTGAGCGCGCGGTAGGCGGCGACGCCGGCGACGTGGCGCAGCTGGTTGCACTGCCCCTTCAGGCGCGCCACGACGAGCCCCAGGTCGAGGAAGGCGCCGTTCATTCGAGGCCCCCTGTCGCCAGCGCGTCGATGAAGTCGGCGATGGTGTCGCTGACCCCGAGGCGATCGTCCTCGGAGACGCCGAGGATCGGCCGCAGCGGCAGGCGGACCTCGCGCTTGGTGACCCACTGCCCGCCGCTGCCCTTGAAGCGCAGGCCCTTCGACGTCTTCGCCCGGATCGTCGCGCCGAAGTGGTGCGGCGCGGCGTAGACCAGGTTGCTGCCGACGTCGACGTAGTCGCGCCCGGGCCGGTGCGTGAAGCTGGTGCGCAGGTGGCCGCGCAGGTTCAGCGTCGTGCCGCCCTCGGCCTGCACGCGCCGCGACGGCGTCCAGGGCGTGCCGTCCGGAGCCTCGCCGCGCTCGAAGCGCTCGACGATGCCGGAGACCAAGCGCCGGCCGACCGCGTCCATCAGGGGCGTCAGATCCTCGCCGCCGGCCTGCAGGCGGCCGAGCGCCTGGCGCGCCTCCAGATCGTCGACGGTGACCTTGGCGGTGATGCCGCTCATAGGCCGCGCAGGCTCCGGCGCGAGAAGGTGCGGTCGGGGCCGGAGACCAGCACCTGGCCGCCGCCCGCGGCGGCGGGCTCGCTGCCCGAGACGTCCAGGCCCGCCTTGCCGGCGGCGACGTCCTTGAGCCACCCCAGCGCCCACTCGTGGTTCGCGGCCACGGCCTCGGTGGCGCCATCGGCATAGAGCAGGAAGCGCGCGATCTCGCAGCAGACGCGCTTGAGGACCGGCGGCACGGCCGCGAGCGGGAGCTGGTAGCGCTGCCCGATGTAGCTGTCGATCGTGTCGCTGGCGTCGGCGAGGCAGCGCGTCACCACGGCGGCCTCGATCGCGCCGTCCCGGTTGCGATCGGCGAGCTGCTTCAGCTCGGCGTCGCCGTAGCGGTCGACCAGGTCCTGTTGCGTCGCGTAGGGCACGTGCTGTCCTCGGGTGTCGGTGCGGGCCGCGCCGGGAGGCGCTCTCGGCGGAGCCGGTCCCGCTCCGCCAGGGCTGGCCCGCGCGGCCCGCCGCTATCGGTCCCGGTGGGGCGCGGTCGGCGTCCGCGCCCCACCGGGTGGCCTGAAGAGCGCGGCTAGGCCGCGCCCTTCGCGGAACCCTTCCCCTTCGGCTTCGCCGCATCGGGGGAGCCGGCACCGCCGGCCGGCTCCCCCTCGATCGGCGACTTCTGGGGGTCATCGTTGGTAGTCGGCTCCTGGGGAGCCGTCTCGACTTCGACCGCGACCAGGTGCGGATCGGCCTTGAGCGCCGCGAGCTGCGCCGCGGTGAAGCGGTCGATCGGGTGATCGACGGCGGCCTTGCCGTGCGCGATGCCGCAGCGGCGGTAGCCGTCGCGCTGGGCAGCGATGCGGATGAACTTCGCCATGTGCTCTCAGGTCCTCTCGGTCGTTGCGCTGTTGCGGTGCGATCAGGCC